TCTTCTCGGAGCAGCCGCCCAAAGGGGCGTACGCTGCTGCCATCCGAGCCATAGCAGGCGCGGGGTACACCGACCCCGGCGCGGTCAACGCCGTTCGGAACTTCCGCCTGCCCGGCTCGGTCAACTTGAAGCCCGGCAAGGGGGGGTTTAAGTCCCAGCTTGTTGAGTTCCAGCCGGACCGTGAGTTCACTCTTGACGAGATTACGGGGGCTATGGGTGTCACTTACGATAAGAATAGCACCCCCGTTGTGTGGCCTATCAATACCCAAGACACACGCGGCGACGAGGTACTGACATGGCTGGACAAAAACCGCTTGGTTCTGAGCCCGGTTAACACTGAAGGCTGGTGCTCTGTTATCTGCCCGAACCACGAGCAACATAGCGACCCCGCCGACGCGTCAGCACGGTACCATCCAGGGGATAGGGCTTTTGTCTGCTACCATGGGCATTGTGCGGACTTCTCCAGCCAATACTTTCTTGACTGGGTATCCGACAACGGCGGCCCTTCATGCACACACGGCATGAGGGCCGAGCAGATACCAAACTCTATGTCTATAGTCTTAGATAAGTTGCCACCAGGTAGCAATGCCCAAGATCACGCGGAGAAAGTGATGGGCCGCATTGAGGCGAAGGAAATTGGCCGCACGACCAAAAAGGACTGGTTCACACGGTTTGCGTATGTCCAAAGCGACGACTCGTTCTTCGATATAGGGACCCGGCGCGAGACATCAAGAGGAACCTTCAACGCCATCTATCGTCACATCAGTTGTAGTAGCATACACAGCACAAAAGGGAGAAGGATAGAGGCTTCGGTATCTTTTGACGAGAACCGCGAGGCGTGTGGGGCCAAAGCTCTGGTTGGTATCACCTACGCCGCAGGGGAGACACCGTTTCTTGCCGTGGAGGATGAATTATATGGCAACAAGTGGAAAGACGCTCGGCCCGATTTTGAGCTTGTTAAAGAGGATATAAGCCCTTGGCTAGCACATGCAGAGTGTCTTATACCTGAAGCCAAAGAGCGGGAGCATATCTTCAATGTAATGGCGTTCAAGCTTCAGCACCCGAAGATAAAGATCAATCACGCGGTGTTGCATGGGGGGCTCGAAGGTTCAGGTAAAGATACGCTTTGGGCACCCTTTATATGGGCAGTATGCGGACCGCAACTGATCAACCGTGGGTTTATGGATGCCAACGCCCTTCATGGACAGTGGGGGTACCACCTTGAGAGTGAGATTCTTCTACTCAACGAGCTCAAAGAGCCGAACGCGTCCGACCGGCGGGAGTTGGCCAACCGGCTGAAACCCATAATTTCCGCCCCACCCGAGTACATTGAGATAAACCGAAAGAACATGGCACCATATAAGGCGCTCAACCGTGTGTTTGTGCTAGCCTTCACTAACGAGCAGATACCTATTTCGCTTGCGTCCCAAGATCGGCGCTGGTTTTGTGTATGGTCCGCAGCGCCGAGGATGGGCGCTACTGAGAGCAAAAAGATGTGGGATTGGTACAAGAACGGCGGGTATGAGGCTATTGCTTCATGGTTGTACGCCCGGGATGTGACTGAGTTCAACCCGCAAGCTGCGCCGTTTGATACAGAGTTTAAAATAAACCTCATAGAAGGCGGTCGCAGCATAAGCGAAGCATACCTTGTGGAACTGATAACCAACCGCTCGGGGGAGTTCGCAAGTGGCGTTGTAGGCTCACCGTTTGTTAACCTTTGCGACCGTTTGGCAAGTACCGCACCTTCCGGAGCAAAGGTTCCGCAAGCCGCGTTGTTGCACGCGCTTGAAGAAGCAGGGTGGGTAGATATGGGCCGCGTCAAGTCAAGGCGCTATGATAGCAAGAAGCGGGTGTTCTGCGACCCGTCTATGCGCTACGAGAGCAGATCAGACCTGCGGGACTTGTTGGAAGAAACACCTCCGGCGCCCGCGTTTAATCTAAAACCACAACACAAACATGAGAGAAACTGAAATTGAAGCGCATCTTGTTTGGACTGTAGCCGTTATGGGCGGTGGAACTTATAAGTTCAAGTCTATAAATAACCGAGGAGTGGCCGATAGAATCGTATGCCTCCCGAACGGTAAAACTTGGTTCATAGAGGTGAAAACAGAAACAGGTAAAATCTCGTCGCTTCAGAAAGTGTTTGCCGAAGATATGCAGACGCTCGAGCAAAATTACGCCTGTCTTTGGAGCATAGAAGAAATAGACCATTGGAGAGCGGAACAAGAGTCCGACGGCGCAGAGCTTGTACTGGTGGATGATCCCGTTTGGTACGGCGATAGATTTTTTTGTAGCAAGTGCGGGGCTCAGTGTAGACCCGACGACCGTTTTTGCTCTTATTGTGGAACAAAAATAACAAGGGATCGCAAGCCATGAGAAGTAAAGAGATATGCGCAGACGGATGTAACTCCGACCCGGTTAATCACCCGAGGCACTACACACAAAATGGTATCGAGTGCATTGAAGCACTTGAAGCAAGCATGGATAAGGGCGGGTTCGTGTGCTTTTGCAAAGGAAACGCGATTAAGTACCTGTGGCGCATGGGGTTGAAAGGGGATTTGCTTGAGGACGCAAAAAAAGCACAGTGGTATATCAACCGTATTGTTAAAACCTTGGAGGCGTTGTAATGAGCTGTATGCTGACCAGAGCCAACGGTGTGCGCAGGCAAGCGCCGCAAGCTCTTCACCGGCTGCAACACCCCCTTCATGCGCCCGAAACTTTAATGAAGAGGCCGTCTGGTTGGTATACATTCCTAGGGGGCTGTTGGGTTTGGGTGCACCGCCGTAAAGGAAAGTACTTCGCCATCATAGCGGGGGAACCCAATTACACCGAAAAAGTAAACACAATTGGGGAGCTCGAAAAGGCAATAATTAAAAAAGCGCAACACCATGATAAAGAGTCACACGGGTAGTTATACCTGCGCACTAGAACGCCAGCTTCCAGATAGCGACGCAAGTTTCTTTTGGGATACGAGCGATAGTAAAAAGAAAAGAAAAGGGTACCGGGACGGGCTCAAGTATGACGCGGTATCTGGTACAAAACGCAAGCGGTACAGAGGGTATGACATAGTTTACACTCGGCGAAAAAATAGTAGCTTTTGCGCTCATACGATTGATGTGCTAGGCGAAGGGGTAGGGTTTGAAAAAACACGCCGGAATCCGAAGACACAGAAGAAGTATACGCGATGTTTGACGAGTGGATAGACAACAACAACAACAACAAGACCAAAACGGAGCAAACCTATGATGACCGAGACCGAAATTCTTGACCTGAAAGTAAAGATATTCAGTACCGAAGATTGCTTGTATAAGCTGCTTGAAGAGCTTGCAGAAGCGCAGGATGCTGCGGAAGCCCTGCTCATAGACGCCCGGTACAGCACCGGGGTAAGTACCCAGAAAGTGAAAGCCCTGCTCGAAGAGTTGGCGGATGTTGAAGTTGCGGGGCACAGAACAATGAAGAAGCTGTTCCCCCGCGAAGCGCCCTGCTATGACATCAAAGCACGGCACGCTATTAAGTTCCAGCTGCGCAACGCTATTGAAGACCGCCGTAATGCATAAGCTCCGAGAGTACCAAGAGACTGCGGCGGACTTCCTGTACGAGAACGACAGCGCTATGGTGCTTGCTTGGGTGGGTGCAGGTAAGACGGCCTGTGCGCTAACCGCGATGAGGGACATGATCCACGATGGGCACGCCAAAAGGTGGCTTGTGCTTGCGCCAAAACGGGTCGCTACGGAAGTATGGCCAGAGGAAGCGAAGAAGTGGGCGCCGGGGCTCAGTATATCGGTAGCCGTTGGCACTAAAAGCCAGCGGGATAAGGCGTTTGCGGAACTGTCTCAGTTGGTAGTAGCGAATTACGACACCATCCAGACAATGACCGAGGCGCAAATTGCGGATTTTAGTGGCATCGTTTTTGACGAGCTAACAAGGTTAAAAAAATCCCCAAGGAAAAAGGTTCAAAGCGCTGGAAAAGAAAATATCGGGTGTAGGTATACGGTGGGGGTTAACCGGTTCTTTTACCTCAAATGGCCTTGAGGATGTTTTTGGGCAGTGCAAGGCTATTAACCCCGCAATTCTGGGCCGCGCCAAAACCGCTTTTATGCAAAGGTACTTCATCTGCACCAACCGGGATTACGGTTTATGGACCCCTGCCCCCGGGGGTCATGGTGTGATGTTTTAAAATTTGATATCGGATTATTGAGTTTTGACGCACGTTCAAGATCCTGCAGCCGGTTTCTTATATCAACGCTGTCCTGCAAAATATCTCGCAATAGTATTTCACTTACCGGATCTGCTATTCCATGGGCATCCTGAATACTTTTGGTGAGCGCAGTGCTGTTCTCGGAGGCTTTTGGTCATTGCTTGTTGTAATTGTTCCATTTGTTGTGTCCCTCATTTGCGATTCATTGATGAGATGCAATCATTTTGAAAATAATATCTCCTCTGGGTACAAGATCGCTGATGCGAGAGAGATCAACCCGCTCATTACTATCTATCCCTACAGGACAGGGGTGGGTACTCTCGTTAAGCGCTTTGATAACTTTTTCCATTATATCTGGAGAAGTTCGTGTTTCATGCCACTGGATCATTCTTTTTGTAAAAATAGCAATTCGGCGTATGTGTGCTGATCGGTTTTGGTTGTTCCCTCTGTTGATTGTTCCATTCGTTGTTTCCCTGATTTGAGGTGCATCAATGAGCATCAAATTAATCTTGACGCTCATATTTTTGAAAAATGACGATCAAAATATTTTGTTTCTCAAACATCACCGTGTACATTCGGATCATATGAAGGTTCTAGCCCGAGTTCTTTTTCTCTCTTGAATTGCTTCAAAAGACCTTTGTATTTCAATTCGTTCTGGTGCTCAAGGCCATTATAGGTGAAACCGTAGCCTTGTTTGTCAAAAAGTTCATCTTCGAGCTGAGCCAGGCTTGTGAGAACGTGTTGGCAAAATTTGATTCCGTATGATTTGTTCATGGTGCTAAGAGTTCCATTTTTATTCTCTTCCCACAATCAACACAGGTGGCAGTTTTTGACTGTGACACTCTTACACAATCAACAGAAAATTCATTCCCTATCTGATTTTCTACCCAATACCGTGGAAGGTGTTTCGTAATGTTCTGGTGAACTGGTATCCGTAGCTCCCTCCACAATGGGGGCAGCAATCAAGTTCTTGTTTTAGAGGGTTGGTCGGAAGATCATTTATGTTCCTGATTACCACTAAAGCTCAGCTTTTGCTGATACTACGTGTAGGAGCTCGCCCCTGCGAGCGAATTCTTCTGTAATACTGATTGTTTCGCTCGCAGGGGCGAGCTCCTACAGTTAAAATTTACAGTTAGCTGAGCTTTGATGGTAATCATGTTTATGTTTTGGTTTGGCTTCATTGGTGATCTCTACTCCAATGCTCTTTCAAATGTAATGCTATCCACCAACTCCCAATCAAATGGAAATCTTTTTGTTATTACCGGCATTATTTCCT